GTTAATCCTATTGTTTTCTCCTCTTTGTCCTTATTGATATTTAGAGCTGTTGTCAAAAACTCTAACGGATAATAAGTCCTTAAATAACCAGAAACATACCCTTCATAACTGTATGGCTGTGAATGGTTTAACGAAAAGAGATATGAACTTGCATCTTCAATCACTTGAATAAATGCAACAATATCCTCTTCCGATTTTCCCTCATCAATGCTATATTCCTCTTTCATCGTAGCTATATAGCCCTTAATATAATGATCTGACTTATCAGTCAAATAGCCACCATTCTTAATTATTGGTATATATTTATCTGTACCAGTCTTTTTCGCAAAACCACGTCTAACAATATCTGCTTCTCCCATTGTAAAGCCACAATATTGATGTAAAAAAGAAATGATCTGTTCTTGAAAAACTAAATACCCAAATGTATTAGACAAAAATTCATCAATCGGTTTTGATCCCGTCTTTCTCACCACTCCACTTGCCAGATCTTCACGATACGAAGCACCTGCTGGTCTAATTGCACTATTGCCAATACTCAAAAGAGTCATTCTGTCTACATTTTCATTTACCTTTTGGAATTTTCTAATATTTTCCTCCGATAATAATTTCTTTATATAGCTATCTCCTGTTTTCCCTTCCCACTGAAAAATCTGCGTTGTATCATCTCTTATGGCATTCCACACTTTAATATCGGTGATGTCTACATTGTCTGGTGTTAATCGGTTAATACCTGCTAATTTACAGGTATTGTTAATTAGCTCAATTGTGTCCAGTCTCAATAAATCCAGCTTCACATAATTTAAGCTGTCAATCTCTTTCATGTTAATTTGACTAATTGGATAATTGGAAGTGGACGTAGTAAATGTTCCAAAACGATCTGTAACTGTAAAAGGAGCTACTACACAGCCACATGGATGAGAGCCAACAGAAACAATTGTACCTTTTATCAAGTCTACATATTTGAATAGTTCTTTGTACTTTTCTCTATTCCTTTTGTGTAATTTCTCATTTTCTACAGAGTCACATATTGTTGCCACTTCTGACAAGGGAATGTTTAATGCACGCCCAACATCCCGAATTGCTCCCTTATCTGCAACCGTATTAAAGGTAACAATGTCGCAGCAATACAAGTCCGTTTTAGAGAATATATATTGTTTTACCTCCTCAATTCTGGATGGAGGGAAATCAGTATCAACGTCGGACAAACTTACACGCTCCGTATTCATGAACCTTTCAAAATTCAAATTATGCATAATACTATCCATTTCTGTAATGCCAAGCAGCCATGCTATTACACTGCCATTAACTGATCCTCTTCCATATCCTACCTGAATATCCTTATCAGTACACCAACTTATGATATCTTCCATAAGCAACATGAAATCTATTGCCCCATTATGCTCATAAGCCTTTAACTCATGCTTGATTCTATCAATGTATTCCTGATAATTGGGATATTGATCCACCCCTCTCTTCTTAATGCCTTCCATTATTTTATCTTGGAAAGTTTTCATAGGATTTTCCCATAAATGAGGATACTTATAACTCCTGTCGATCTCAAACGGCTCAACCATATCTGCTAAAACATTTGTATTATGAATTGCCTCCTTGACAACATCCATTGATAGAGAGCCTTGCTTTTCGTAGGCATTTACTAATTCATCATACGATTTAAAGGTTAAATCCCAAGACTCTTCGTCTGCGAAAAATACATTCTTAGCTTTCTGCAAGATGCTACGTCCCTCTAAGTGTTCTTCATTTAATGCATGTGTATCTGTTCCGGCAATTAGCGGAACGCCAATACTTTTGCTTAGCATATAGAGATATTTATTATATTCCTTCTGCTCATTATCCATATGATGTTGAATTTCCAAGAAACATCTATGTCTATTTCTCTTCAAGAAATCAATAAACCTGCTTTTTATATTTTCATTTCCCTTATGTAAAATCCCTCCCAAACAAGCTGTACTAATGATAATATTATCACTTGTCTTCTCTAAATCATCATATAATATCCGTGGCATATAATAGAAATGACCATCCCTGCGATTATAGGAGTCGGAAACTAACTGGTTTAACTCCAGCACACCATCGTAGTTTTTGGCAATCAATATACAATGATAATTATCTCTTACTTTTTCTTCAAGAGATTCTGTGATATATGCTTCAATGCCATGTAAAAACTTAATATTATTCTTTTCAGCGTATTCCTTCTTATGGATAAAGCTAAAAATATTCCCATGCTCACTAAATCCTATAGCCTTTATTCCCAATTCATTCGCTTTGTCGATATATTCCCTGTAGTTTGTTATACTATCAATATTTGTGGTTCCATTTGAAAAGTCGCTATGTAGGTGAAATGGTACATAATTCATCATATATCCTCCCCTTATTCAAATCACCTCAATTAAGATTTAAATTCACATGCATTATTTCTCTGACCACACAGATAATGGCAGTAATAATAATGTGGATTAGGCAACCATAATACTTCTTTTTCAATCAGTTCGAGTGTATTTTTTGCCCACTGAATAGCTTCGTCATATTCTTCCTGTTTCCAAGGTATTTCAATCCATTTCCGATCCTTGAACATATTCCATTTTAGTTTCGACACACTACCATATTCTTCTATAATAGGGATACTGTATAAATAGAGCTGCCTTTTAAACTCCAAGAAATGTTGCTGGTCTGATTTGCTTATATTTCCATTTTTCAGTATCTTTATACTTGCAGATTTATGGTCAATAATGGTAATTTCCTTCGTATTTTTATCTCTTACAAGCAAATCAATATATCCTACAAAATCTTTGTCATTAATCTTAAATTTTACTTCTTTTTCAACCCCTAAAATTTCATACTCTTCCAAATACAAATCTATGTTGTTTAAATACTCAATACCTTTATCAAAATAAGACTGTCTAATATCCACATATTTATTAGGCGGTGCATCATGAGGAATACACTCATTAAAGCGTTCCTCATAATACTGATTTAGTTCAAATAACGACAATTCGCCTTTTGTATATTTTTCAAGTATTTTATGTATAAGAGAACCATATTCTCCGAAAAATCCATTTTCTGATTTATTGCACTCTAAATAATGTAATTTCCATTCATAAGGGCAGTTATAATATAAGTTTAAACGTGAAAAACTCCACGCCATTGTATCCAGTAAAAAATCTAATTCGTCCATTTATTATCCTCTCTACTATTTATCTGGGAATTCATCTTCTGGAGATTGGTGTAACCTGTCAACATAGGATAATTTATCAGTATAAACCCGATCATCCCATGCAAATTTGGCATCATACTCTTCATAATCAGTATAAAACCGCCTTGATACAAGATCATACCACAGTCCTATCTGAAAATCTGTTTTCCCTAATAATCTATCCTTCATAACAGTCAAAACGACATCATATCTGCCCCACTTTGATTTGGGATCTTCCTTTTCTTTCTTGGAGACTCTTCGCAAACCTATTGAACGCATAGCAAGATTAATAATGTTCGAGCTTCCCGATATATCATACATTTCAATATCTGAATTGGTGTCCTGAGTTTTCCGTGGGTGGGCAATTAGCACAACCGCAACATTATATTTACTGGCAAACTTAATCAGCGCATTGACCAAGTTTGTCTGTGCCGTATTTTTATCACTCTCTGCACAATGTAAATCAAGCATCATAAGATTGTCTAACACGATCAATTTTGCACCGTATTTGCGCACACATTCCTCCGCCGATCTTAAAACGGAATCGACATCATTCGGCTCATCATCCTTGTAAATAAGCAGTTTTTTATGGTAAAAGGACTGCATTTTCTTTTGAATGGTAAATGGCACAACATAATATTTTCTACCATCCTTAGTCTTGCGTTCCTCCATATTTCTTCTGCCGGCAATAATAGTGTTAAACCAATTTGCACTCATTCTCTCCGGCATTTCTTTTGAAAATAAAAATACGGGTAAATTATTGTCAATTGTTCTGGCTATTGTTTGATCTATAATACTGGTCTTTCCACTCGCCGGTCTTCCAGATAGTATAGTTAGTGTACCAAAGAATATTTTCAGAAGCTCACGGTCTAATGGTTTAATACCTGTCGTAACCCCTTCCATCTGTGAAATATCCAGTTCCTCGATTTCAGAATAGTCAACCACACTCTTTACAGGTACATCTTTGGCATCGGAAATCAACTTTAATACAAACTCTTTACCACCTATTTGCAAACAATCATTGACATCCTTTAGTGGCATTCTTACACCATCAGGGCGTTGATAATATTCCGGAGCGACTATGTATTTCGTTCTCCATGTACCCAATCGGTAAATACAGTCTTTCCGCATTTTTTCACCCGCTTCATCATTATCTGACCAGATTATAATGGATTCAAATTCATCCAGCCAATCCCAATTTTCTTCGATCCAATGTAAATTACCTGCTCCAAGTGGCACGCTAACCGTATTTAAATAACCAGCTTCAATCGCACTGGCACAATCAGTTTCCCCTTCCGTAATAAGTAATGGCTTTGACGTATTTACTCTGTTCATGTTAAAAAGTAATGGAGCCGTGTCAGAACCTTTTTGACACCACGTTTTTGTCTGACCAGAATGCTTGGTAATCGTCTTAGCGGGTCGATATTTCACCATGGTAAGGACATCGTTGGTATCATAAAAGTTAAATACACCATTTCCATGGGAATCTTCACGAATATCAAGATAATCAATCACATTTTTTGATATTCCACGTTTACCCCAATATGCAATAACATTTTCTTTTTTATTGATTGGCTCTTCATATGGATACTTATAATTACGTTTTGTTTTAACATCTTGTTCTCCAAAGCTATATTCCATATCTGCCTTTTCAAACAGATACTTAGCAGCTTCCAGAAATGTTTTGCCTTTTTCCATTAACACATCAATAACATCAATGGTTTTATTGCACCCAAAGCAGTGAAATGAATAATTCTTCTTGTTATATATGAAACTAGCTGTATTCTCATCATGATAAGGGCAACATGCTTTCAGATTTTTTTCATCAAAGTGATCTAATTCCAGTAAATCAGCTATAATGACCGCATTTTCATCGCCAAGTTTCTCTTTTGCCTTTTTTATTACTTCCTTTTCTACAAGCAATCTGTCACCACCTAAGTCTTCATTTCCTTCATCCAAAACAATTTCCTAAGTCCATATAGGATATGTACTGGTTTGTCTGCATAATAGGCACCTGAAGCACTAATATTATTCAAAATAAAATCGACAGGTACATTATTTTTGAACACAAGTGTATGGATAATTCTTACAACGGTTGGATACTTCGATTTATCTTCAATATATCCAATATACAAATCAGCACATTCTTTAATCTTTTGCTTTAGCTCTGCGCAATCCCAATGATAATGCTTTTTGTTTATCACCACGGATTCTGAGGCTTTCACCTTTTCTCCGTGGTGTAAACAACGTTTGTATGCGCAGATATATTCCTTATCTGCCATAGATCAAATCCTAGTTAAATGGCAGTCCATCTTCGATGCCATCCGGAATTTTCATGAAATCATCGTTAGCAGCGTTTGACTGTGAAGCACCATCGCCAGAATTTCCACTCTGATTGGCATCTGCTGTACTCTTACGTTCCGCAAATTCAATTTCTTCCGCTACAATCTGAACACTGTAGACTTTCTCGCCTTTGTCATTTGTATAATTGTTGTTCTGAATACGACCAGAGAGCAGCATACGGGAACCCTTGTGAAAATATTTCTCAACAAATTCTGCCTGTTTGCCAAATGCCGTACAATTGAAAAAATCTGCATCGTCTTCTCCTTCACGGACAAAACGGCGATTAACAGCAATACTGAATCTGGCAATTGCCACTGAATTTTCTCCCTGAGAATAGCGGATCTCAGGATCTCTCGTTAAATTTCCCATTAAAATACATTTATTCATAAATATAATCCTCCTTACTCAATCGGTTTAATTTTCTTTACTTTTTCCAAACATTCCTTAGCTTTGTCAATCTCGGAAATCTGGTTTGGATTTCCATTTGTTGTATACTCTTTCAAAGTAGTCATAAGTGCTTCATTTTTGGTTCCTCCAAGCTTTGTGCAATAGGAAACAATTTCTTTCTTAATTGCCCCAATATCGTCTTTTATGTCTGTACCAGCGTTTCTCACAACAGGCGTATAGCCTTCACCAGAATTTGCCCACTGCATAAT